ACCAGCAGAACCAGCAGTGTAAGAAGTTACATTACTGAAGTTGGGAACATCTCCTACAGTAGGAGCAGCAGTTGGGATAGCATCACCTTGAGTAAAGGAAGTGCTGTAAGAGAATGACTCTCCGTTAGTTGCCGAAAGTTGACTTGCAGAAATCGTACCAGGAGAATATACTCCACTGGTAATCGTGCCAGTTGAAAGTACACCAGCGGTTGTTCCATCTGAGGTGCCAACATTGGTGCCTGAAATACTATAGGAGTTGCCTACTCTTACGGCAGTTGATCTAGCAGCGTCAACAGTTAGTTGAACACTAGAAGATTGTGAACTCACTAATCCACCTGCTTGAGCAGCCGAGGCAGATATTAAAATCATTACGACAGGGATGAGTTTTTTCATCGTAGTCTATCGTTAGTTTGTCATTAGTATTTAGTGTTTGGATAACCGTACACAGTGTACATTTATTCGGTCATAAATAAATTTGGTTGCCTTCGGGGACCACACAATTCACACTCGCTTTATAAGGAGTAGATACATGACTGGACTGAGAAAGTTCACGGCAAAAGATATGAATGCCGTGGTAGATGCTGTTGAAAGATATAGTATTGGACTAGATGATATTGTTTATAGACTACATTCATATGGAATTGGTAGTGTAAACGATGCATATCCTCCATACAATCTGGTGAAAGAATCAAACATCAAGTGGCGCATTGAAATGGCACTTGCTGGATGGTCACCAGATGCGGTAGAAGTGTCCACTGAATCAAATGTATTGCTGATCAAATCCAAAGCACCACATCAACATACTGATCCTGATCACGAGTATGTTCACCGTGGAGTCAGCACGAGAACATTTGCTAGGGGATTCAACCTTTCAGATGATGTAGAAATTGGGAAGGTCTCTTTCCAAGACGGACTACTTGTGATAGAATTACAGAAGGTCATTCCCGATCACCAGAAACTAAAGGTTTATGAAATCCAAAGTTCTCAACTACCTGAAAGTGATAGTGTGCCATCCAGCGACACACTATAATCTGATTACGATTGGAATCCTGATTACAATAGGAGCATTACATAACCATGCTCACTACGCAATGAATATGGATGCAGATTCTTATGTTAGACAGTGGTGTAGATCATCAGCAGAAAACAAAAAGACCTGTATCCGTTATGGCGGACCCATGGACTACTGAATAAGTATACCTTATCATACCTATATGATATCGTCATTGGAGTTCGGTCATCTTGACAGATAATCCAACTCCTGTTATACTAAATACTTGCTAGCAATTCATTGCGAGTTGTTACAAAAACGAAGACTAGTCGGGTCTTCTATCATCTGTGGGTTAAACTCCACAAGCAAATAAATTTTAAACAAAAATGATCAAATCTGTATTCGCAGCAACCGCTGCCCTTTCTGTCTCTGCTGGTGCCGCTTTCGCTGGCCCCTACGTTAACGTGGAAGCCAACTCTGGTTTCACGGGATCCAGCTACAATGGAACCGCGACTGACCTGCACGTGGGTTACGAAGGCGCTATTGGTGAGAACGCTTCGTACTACGTCCAAGGCGGCGCTACTGTAGTCTCCCCTGACGGTGCTGAGAGCGACACCGTTCCTTCTGGCAAGGCAGGCGTTGGTATCGGTTTGACCGATGCTCTTGGAGCATATGGCGAAGTCTCCTTCGTTGGATCAGGTGACGACAACGTTGACCGTGGTTACGGAACGAAGTTGGGTTTGAAGTACTCCTTCTGATAAAACCTCCTATATACTAGGAACTGAAGAGACTCCCTTAGGGGGTCTCTTTTTATTGGAGAAGTAATGAATTTTTACTATAACTGTTCTCCTCCAGGATATTCTGGTGAAAGAGAAATCTTGACAGTAGAACTTCCCTCGTATATGATGGAAGATATCTTGGAGTATGCTAGAAATGTGGCATATCAAAATGATACCCACACATCCAAAGTCTTAAAGAACATCGTAAACGAAACAATTAGTACTATTAGTCATAAAAATTATGTCCGTAAAAATCGCAAGACTAAGAAACGGTGAGGATGTCATTGCAGATATCAAAGAGGTAAGTGCAAAAGACGATCCCAGTAAAACTGCTGTTGCATTTCAATTCAATGAACCTTATAGTGTAATCTTAGAGGACAGTGAAGAGATGGAGATGGCGATGTGGGGAGAGGGATTGATTGATGATGAGGAAATTGAGGGTGATGATGAGACTGAACTCCTCTCAGAAAATGAGGAAGAAGCAAAACAACCTACTCTCATTCTCTATCCTTGGTGTCCCCTCTCAAGAAATCGTGAGTTCTTCTTACGAATTGATGAAGTAGTAACAGTGTATGACCCACATACTCAAGTTGCTGATCAGTATACACAACTCCTAAAGGATAAACAGAATGTCAGTGAAAGTAGTTCTACTTAAGAACGGTAATCTTGATGATTATTTAATTGGTGATGTTGAAGAATTAGATGAAGAACCGTCATGCTTCATTGAAAAATGCTACAGAATTATAGATGGCAATTTGGAAGAGTATCCCCAGTATGCGGACCAACGTGATCTCTTCTTGACATCTGACTCAATCTTTAGTATAGTGGATCCAAGCCCCGAGATCCTGAAGAAGTACAAGTCCCTGTGAGTTTCTACACAAACGTCCAACTGATCGGTAATAATATTCTTTACCGAGGCATTGAGGGTGGAGAGAGAATTCAGTCACGTACTGAGTTTTCTCCCACTCTTTTTATTACCAGTAATAAGGAAGAGAAATATAAGACACTTACTGGTCGCTCGGTCAAACCTCTCAAGTTTGAAAACGCTCGTGAGGCAAGGCAGTTTGCTGCTAAGTATGAGGATGTTGAGGGTGTAGAAGTTCATGGATATGATCGTTTTCTATATCAGTTCATCTCCGAAAACTTTCCTGGAGAAATAGATTATCGTACGGACCAGATGAATATTCTGGCTATTGATATTGAGGTTGAGTGTGAGAATGGATTCCCTGATGCAGAGGCAGCAGCAGAGCGTATGCTCTGTATTACTGTCCGTGATATGAACTCTAAAAAGTTTACTGTCTGGGGTATCCGTGAGTTTGAGTGTGAGCATGAGCATTACATCTTCAATACTGAACATGAAATGTTGACTCACTTTATCAATTGGTGGGTGCAAAATACTCCAGACATTGTTACTGGTTGGAACTGTAACCTATACGATATTCCATACATCTGTCGCCGTGTGAGTCGTATCCTAGGTGAGAAGTGGATGAAATCTTTATCTCCCTGGAACAAGGTTGATGAGGAAGAACTGTTTATTCAGGGTCGTCGCAATATTCAATTTGATATTTGTGGAGTATCTATCCTAGATTACATGGACTTGTATAAGAAATTTACTTATACTAACCAGGAATCTTATCGTTTAGATCACATTGCATTTGTAGAACTGGGTCAACGTAAGTTAGATCACTCAGAATACGATAATTTTAAGGACTTCTACACCCGTGACTGGCAGAAGTTCATTGACTACAACATCATGGACGTGGAACTAGTGGACCGTCTTGAAGATAAGATGCGTTTGCTAGAACTTGCATTGACTATGGCATATGATGCTAAGGTAAACTTTGAAGATGTGTACTCACAGGTTCGTATGTGGGACACGTTGATCTATAATTATCTTAAACCCAAGAATCTCGTAGTACCCTCTAAGAAACGTGCAAACAAAGATGAAAAGTATGAAGGTGCTTATGTTAAAGAACCTATTCCTGGACTGTATAACTGGGTTGTCAGTTTTGACCTCAACTCCCTATACCCTCACCTCATTATGCAGTACAACATCTCGCCAGAAACGCTGGTTGAGACTAAACATCCCTACGCTACTGTAGACAAACTCCTTAAAAAGGAGATTGATTTATCTGGCGACTATGCAGTGTGTGCTAACGGTGCTCAATACCGTAAAGACATTCATGGTTTCCTTCCACAAATGATGCAGAAGATCTATGATGAACGAAAACTTTACAAGAAGCACATGCTTGCCGCTAAACAAGCTCTTGAAGATGCCACCACACCTGAGGAAACCCTGGCACTACAAAAATCTGTGTCAAGATTCAACAACATCCAAATGGCAAGAAAGATCCAACTCAACTCTGCCTATGGTGCCATCGGAAACCAATACTTCCGATACTTCAATCTGGCAAATGCTGAAGCGATTACTCTCTCGGGGCAAGTAAGCATTCGCTGGATTGAAAATGATATGAATGATTACCTTAACAGAATTCTAAAAACTGACGGTGAAGATTATGTTATTGCTTCTGATACTGATTCTATCTACCTCAATCTGGGTCCTTTGGTTGACCAAGTATACAAGGGAAGAGAGAAAACTGATGAGAGCGTTGTCACGTTCCTTGATAAGGTGTGTACGTTGGAACTTGAGCCGTTTATTGACCGTTCTTATCAATCCTTGGCAACGTACGCCAACGCCTACGACCAAAAGATGCAGATGAAGCGAGAGACTATCGCTAATAAAGGTATCTGGACTGCCAAGAAGCGATACATTCTTAATGCTTGGGACATTGAGGGTGTACGATTCCGCGAACCCAAACTTAAGATCATGGGTATTGAGGCAGTAAAGTCATCTACCCCTGCACCATGCCGTCAAATGATTAAGGACGGACTTAAGGTTATCATGCAGCAAGATGAGGAAGCCATGCAGAAGTTTATTGCTAAGTTCCGAGAAGAATTTAAATCTTTACCCCCAGATCAGATTGCATTCCCTCGTGGATGTAACAATCTAGGTAAGTGGTCCAATCCTGTAACCATCTTTAGTTCTGGAACCCCCATACATGTACGGGGATCTCTACTATATAATCATTATATCAAGTCAAACAAACTCACGTATAAGTATCCACTTGTTCGTGATGGTGATAAGGTAAAATACATTTACCTTAAGACTCCCAACAAAATTAATCAAAATGTAATTTCATTCATGGGTCAGTTCCCAAAAGAATTGGGACTTGACAAGAGTATAGACTATGACCTACAATTTGAAAAGTCATTCCTAGACCCTTTCAAGGTTATCTTGAACACCTTGGGTTGGCAGCCTGAAAAAATCTCAACACTTGAATTCTTATTTTCATGAACTTTTTACAAGACATAGTAAAGGACCTAGGCAATGAATACGCAGGACTGGTTAGCGATGGTGTTGCTGCAGGTGACACCAGTGGTTTCATTGATACTGGCAGTCATATCTTTAATGCTCTGGTATCTGGGAGCATCTATGGAGGTGTTCCTGGGAACAAGATTACTGCCATTGCAGGCGAGTCGTCTACTGGCAAGACTTTCTTTTGCCTTGGCATTGTTCAGCATTTCTTGGAGTCTAATCCGAACGCAGGTGTAATCTATTTTGAATCTGAATCTGCTATTTCTAGAAGCATGATTGAGGATAGAGGTATTGATTCCAATCGCATGATGATTGTACCTGTATCTACAATTGAAGAGTTTCGTACTCAGGCATGTCGCATTCTTGACAAGTACATGGAACAACCTAAGGATGAACGTCAACCTATGATGTTTGTCTTGGACTCTCTGGGTATGCTATCCACTAGCAAAGAGATGCAGGACGTTGCTGATGATAAGCAAGTTCGTGATATGACTAAGAGTCAATTGATCAAGGGTGCATTCCGTGTGCTGACTTTGAAACTTGGCAAAGCAGATGTACCTATGCTAGTCACTAATCATACCTATGATGTCATCGGCGCTTATCACCCTACAAAAGAAATGGGAGGTGGTAGTGGTCTGAAGTATGCATCCTCTACTATCATCTATCTCTCTAAGAAGAAAGAGAAGGATGGCACCGAGGTTGTTGGTAACATCATCAAATGTAAGGCACAGAAGTCACGTTTGACCAAAGAGAATAGTCAGATTGAGACACGTCTTTACTATGATCGTGGTCTTGACAAATACTATGGACTGCTAGAACTAGGTGAGCGAGCAGGGATGTGGAAGAATGTTGCTGGTCGTTATGAAATGAATGGTAAGAAAGTATATGCTAAGGCAATCCTGAAAGATCCAGATACTTATTTTACTGCCGAAGTGATGCAGGCACTGGATGAAGCAGCACAGAAAGAGTTTATGTACGGAGCATGAGACAACTAAAAGATTACGTTCGCACCTATGATGGGGCAGTCACTCCATCAATGGCAAAGGAACTTATTAAACTATATGAAAACAATGTAGATCTTCATGAGAAGTATGATCAAAATGCCCGTCCACAATTTACGCAGTTAAATTTTACCCAACTCTATCAGAGCGATAGAGGAGAGTATGCAGATCTTCATGGTAAACTACAGAAAATATTCTTAAATTACATTGATGTCTATAAGACTGAGATGAATATTGACTGGCAGTTCCAAAATGACATTGCATTAGAAGAGTTTCGTATCAAAAAATACAATCCATCTAAACTGTCTGAGGATCCTTGTGAGAAATGTGTGCAACCCAAGTCACCAGATCAGTTCAAAGAGCACGTAGATGTGCTAGACTATAACTCCTCTCGTAGATACCTCGCATTCTTCCTGTACCTCAATGACCCATCAGCAGGGGAGACAGTCTTTCCTCGCTGGCATCAGCACATCAAACCACAAACGGGTAAGTTGCTAATCTTCCCTCCCACATGGCAATACCCCCACATTGGCAAACCATGTAAGGTAAAACCAAAGTACATCGTCGGATCCTATCTTCACTACCTATGAACACTGAATTGCTAATTGTAAGCAACCTACTTTATACTGAAGATTACTGTCGTAAAGCCATCCCATTTATTGAAGAAGACTATTTCGTAGATAAGAACTGTCGTATTATTTTTCAAGAGATTGAAAAATATATAAATACATATAACCGTCTTGCCACTAAAGAAGTACTATTCATTGAGTTAGAGAATCGCACCGATCTCACTGATGAAGGGTTTGGCGACATCAGAAATTGTGTTGACAATATATCTTACGAAGAATCCAATTTGCAATGGTTGTTTGATACTACTGAAAAGTGGTGTCAGGAACGTGCTATTTACTTAGCACTGATGGCTTCAATTAAGATTGCAGACGGACAAGACAAAGATCGTGACAAAGGTGCTATCCCTCATATTTTAAGTGAGGCATTGGGTGTTTCTTTTGACGCTCATATCGGTCACGATTACATATCGGATTCCGACGAAAGATATGACTCCTATCACGAAGTTGAAGCGAAAATTCCCTTTGATCTGGAATTTTTCAACAAAATTACGAAAGGCGGTGTGCCTAACAAGACTCTTAATGTGGCACTTGCTGGCACTGGCGTGGGTAAATCATTGTTTATGTGTCACTGCGCCGCTGCATCATTACTACAAGGCAAGAACGTACTGTATATCACATTGGAAATGGCAGAGGAGAAGATCGCAGAGCGTATTGATGCAAATCTTCTCAACGTCAACATACAGGATCTAACATCTCTGCCCAAGGTGATGTTTGATAATAAGATTAACAATCTGTCTAAGAAGACTGAGGGTTCACTTATAATTAAGGAGTACCCAACTACTGCTGCACATAGTGGACACTTCCGAGCCCTTATTAATGAGCTTGCACTTAAGAAGTCATTTAGACCTGATATTCTTTTCATTGATTACCTTAATATATGTGCTTCCAGCAGATATAAGCAAGGTGGTACTGTCAATTCATATAGCTATATTAAGTCTGTTGCAGAAGAGCTTAGAGGACTGGCTGTTGAAACAAAAATCCCTATCTTTTCTGCCACGCAGACCACTCGTTCTGGTTATGGTAGCACTGACGTGGACATTACTGACACTTCAGAGTCCTTTGGTCTCCCTGCTACTGCTGATCTTATGTTTGCCCTTATTAGTACTGAGGAACTTGAAGGTATGAATCAGATTATGGTCAAGCAGTTGAAGAATAGATACAATGACGTGAATCTCAACAAGAGATTCTGCGTGGGTATTGACAGAGCGAAGATGCGGCTGTATGATGTGGAGCAGTCTGCTCAAAACAACATTGTGGACGCTGGTCACGGTAGTGACGAAGAACAGATTAACCTGGTTAAGACGTTCAACACAGGTAAACTTTCAAAACTAAATTTCTAATTATGTCTAAAGGATTCCAAGCAAAAGTGGAAGTCAAGGAAGAAAATATTACTTCAGAAATTCCCAAGGTAGACTATGATAAGTATACCGAGTTTGTAGATGAAGTTACTTCTGATGCAACAAAGTTCAGTGATTCTTTTCTAGAACGTTTTAGTTCTCTTGAAGATAACGGTGCTGATGTTCAACGTCTAATGACTGCTGCCATGGGATTGTCTGCAGAAGCAGGTGAGTTTACTGAGATCGTCAAGAAGATTTTGTTTCAAGGTAAACCCTATGATGCAGATAACATTGACCACATGAAGACCGAACTGGGTGATTGTATGTGGTACATTGCTCAAGCAATGATGGCACTTGGATCATCGTTTGATGAGATTGCACTGATGAATGTGAACAAACTGATGGCTCGTTACCCTGGTGGTGAGTTTGAAGTTACTCGTTCAGAAAACCGTAAAGAAGGAGACCGATGAAAAACATTATTATGAGTTTGCTAGCAGTAGTAGCAGCGATTGCTATTCCTGTGCAAGCAGAACCAATCACCGAAGAAGACTACAACACACCACATGCTATGGGGTGTATGCTCCTTGGTGAATGCACTGATGATGTAGTGAAAGTATACTCTATGCTTGATATCTCAAACAAGTATGCTAACACTGAAGAATTCACTGGCGTCACTGGTGAGTTCCATAACATCCTACACTCACTCAATCAAGTTGGTGTGAATGTATTCCTTGCTGACGAGAAGTATTTCCCCAAAGGACATCGTGGGGTATACCATACTGTGAGTAACAACTTCTTCCTTAACAAGAAACACATGGGTCGTCCTGGTACACTGATGATGGTTATGCGTCATGAAGGATGGCATGCAGCACAAGATTGTATGGCAGGCACGATTGATAATAGTCTGATTGCTATCATCAAACCCGAGGATGAAGTTCCTATGATCTGGCGTGTGCTGGCAGAACGCACTTACCCTGAGTCTGCTGTACCTTGGGAAGCAGAAGCACAGTGGGCAGGTCGTACCGAAAACATGACAATGAATGCTCTCGCAGCATGTGCTGGTGGTAAAATGTGGGAGGTTTACGAACCTACTGCTCTTACTAGAAAGTATCTGGTAGACTTCGGATATATTAAAGAGTAATGTTTAGTCTCTGGATCCACCTACGAGCATTCTTTACTGTTGTAGTGGTGAGTTGTTCTCATCCTGTCAACTGGAAGCATTGCTATCGGGTGGACCAGTGGTTACTACCAGAGATAGTGCAGGGTTATAAACTGTGGACTGGAGAAGAGAAACCATATCAGATTGAGAAAGACTATATTGATAGTGCCAAGGCTAAATAATAATGGCGCTATAGAAAGATGAATGGCAACCTCTTACAACTTAAATGACAAGGCGGGTATAAAGAAGAAAGCACCTAAAGATTTAAAACCCACCATCACTGCAATGCTGGCTTCTCTTCCTAGAGGTAAAATGGGAATCTATGCAGACGCTATGTGGACTGGATCTAAAAGTAAGCAATGGGGTTTCAAAGTAAATCAAGATGAGATGGAAGCAATCGCTCTCAACTTTGGAGAGAAGATAGGTCCAAAAGGATTCGTAACAGAAGCGGCAGGATATAGACTAAAATTTATTGCATCTGCTAAGAAGTCTGCAGGTAGTGGTGCGGCAGATGCAAAGACAACTAGAATGCAGGAGTTAGGATCTGCCTGGATTTTTAGAAGAGCACTTCAGGATAATGTAAAGTATTCTAAGTGGCAGGACATCATGCAGGATCCAAAGTATTCTGAGTTGGAAGCAATATATCCTGGTATCAGTGACGAGTGGATTCAAGGATACTATGCTCAACAAAAGAAGATGTTGGAGGTATACTCATCATCTAAGTTTGATGAATTCAATAGGGAAGGTGGATTCATGGGTTACATTAGTAACCTAATCAAAGAAAAATTTGGTATATCACAGAAAGATAATTGGAACCCTGCAGACATCTGGTTGATTCAGAATGAACGATCAGTCAAAGCACTTATTGAAGAGACTGTAGATGGTAATGGTTCTCAAACTATTCTAGAATTGAATGCCGTTCTTAGGAAGTTGTTTAATGAGGAGAAGGTTGTTGGTGTATCTCTCAAAAAGATTAGTGGTAAGACTGCAAAGTGGCAGAAGTATAATGTAGATGATCTTGGTCTTACTGACACATATAACTATGAAACTAAAGAGTTTCAGTGTGATCTTTCTTTGAAGGGTGAAGGGGAGTTTCAATCTCTTGCTGTTCGTGCAATCGTAGAGGGCAATAACGCTGTTTATAATTTCCAGATTCAGGGCAATGATACTAGTAAGGTATCAAACCTGAAGTTTGAACCTACAGAGAAGGGTGCATCATCTGCCCGTATGGGTAAGGCACCAGTTGCTATGGTTGGGATGCTATTGAAAGATGCTAAGGTTGATTTTGAAAATGATCATAAAAAGTATCCCAAAACCTCAGCAGAGTTTAGTAAAGAGTTTGATGACTATAAAAAAATATACAACAAACTGAAGAGTAAGGGTGTTGAGATGGGAGAAAGTAATGCTGATACTGCACTGGGTAATATAAGTGCAGTTTTCCTGACTAAACCTCACGCTGCAACTAGTAAACTGATGGGCATGAAGTTTATTCACGCTGTGGTAACAATGCCAAAGAAGAAAAAAGATGAGTTTATGACTGATATGGTATTCATCGCTGCCAAGAAGGGCAAACGCTTTGGACCGTTCGGCAAACTGTATTGAAAGTGGCACAAGCCCCCTGTCACAGGGGGTTTCCCGTGCTATACTATAAGGGTAAAGATGAGAGTTCTATGCCCAACAAACACCTAGAGCATCCAGAAGACAACATCCTCAACGGGGTGAACCCTTATGATGTCTTGGATTCTATGGTGAATTTTGATAAGGTCACTACTAAGTGGGACGGTGCTCCTGCCATTGTGTTTGGATACAATGAAGGTAAGTGGTTTGTTGGCACTAAGAGTGTATTCAATAAGAAGAAAGTCCTAATCAATTATAGTGTTTCTGATATTGTCAAGAACCACACAGGTAACGTTGCTCAGATACTAACTGCATGTTTCTATGCACTTCCTCGTACATGCCGTGGAATTTATCAAGCAGACTTCATTGGGTTTGGTGGAAACCTTTACTACAAACCTAATACAGTACTGTATCTCTTCCCAGAGATTATGAATCAGGATGTAATTGTTGCTCCTCATACTCTGTACAAAGAGATATCTCCAACAGCACAACAGTATCCTCTTGATCATGTGGTTGTTCCTGGAACACCTATCCATAACAATAAGTATCGCTTCCTAAGACACAAAGCATCGTTGGTAGTTCCTAAGCGTGCTCGTCTATTGTCTCAGGCAGCAAAACTTCTGATTCCTTTCTGTAAATTTCCTAAGGGCGATACTTCTACTAGTGCTACTTGTTCCATGCACATCAAGAAGCATGTCAACAAATTTGTTCGTGCTGGTTATATTCCTAGTGCCTCAGAATTGTACAATACTTTGGACGATAAATATAAGCAGGAAGTTAATACCATGACTTTCCGTTTATATCATATTATCCTGAAATTAAAAGATATCCTGCTCTCCTGTGGCGTAGCAGATGAGCCCGTAGAATGTTACATTGAAGGTCAACCAATCAATCATGAGGGGTTTGTTCTTACTGGTAAGCACTCTGTGAAATTGGTCAATCGTTTGGAATTCAGTCAGGCAAACTTTAACTCAAATAAGAATTGGAATAAATGAAAAAGTTTAGCGACTTCTTATCCGAAGCAGCAAAGTCACGAGCGTCGGATGAAGCACAAAAGAGAGGACTAGAGCATGTTGGTTATGGTTACTACGGTCTTGCCGATGGTACTGTAACTCACCGATCTCTTAACGGTAAGTTGGTAGAACTTTCTAAGGATCAGCAGGCAGCTAAGAATGGGCAACCACCAGCACAAGAATCAGAACCCCAGTCTACAGAAGGCGAAGGTGAGGGCGGAAAAGGTGCGGTGTCTATTACTTTTGGAAGATTCAATCCACCTACTATCGGTCATCAAAAACTCATTGATCGTGTAGCACAATCTGCTAAGGGTGGTGAGTATAAAGTATATCCATCAAGGTCTCAAGATCCTAAAAAGAATCCTATTGATCCTGAGACTAAGGTGCATTACATGCGTCAGATGTATCCTGATCATGCCCATGCCATCACTAATAATGAAGAGTATAAGACTATCTTTGATGTGCTAAAAGGTTTATATAGTGAAGGATATAGTGAAGTTAATATTGTAGTTGGTGGTGATCGTGTTGCTGAGTTTGATAACCTTGCCAATAAATATAATGGTAAACTGTATGAGTTTGAAGAGATCAATGTAGTATCTGCTGGTGATAGAGATCCAGATTCTGATGGTGTAGATGGTATGTCTGCATCTAAGATGCGTAAAGCAGCAGCAGACAATGACTTTGCTACTTTCCGTTCTGGTATTCCTGAAGAACTAACTGATAAAGAAACAAAAGAACTCTTTAATGAAGTTAGATCTTCCATGCAAATGGAATCCTTTGAGGATTTTGCAGATGCATCTTATGTTTTACATGAGATTGCACCTAAATTAGATGAGAAATCTCTCAGAGAACACTACTATAATAGTAATGCTTTCCCCGTAGGATCATTCATTGAGAATGTAAATACAGGAATTATCGGTAAGGTTGTAAACCGTGGTGCTAATTATGTCATATATATTGATGAGCATGATACTGTCTATAGAGGATGGTTGAAAGATCTCACCGAGAAAAATGATATTCATGGGTTTGATTTTACTCCTCAAGGACTAATAGGAACAAGTGAACTATCTCAGTCAGTTGTCAAAATGACACCTGGACAATTCATACAAAAGATAAATAAAAGAAATAAGGTCGCTGCCAAGACATGAACCTCAACGAACTACCAGACATGACCGACGCCTTACGGCAGGTCTATGAAAAGAAAAACAATGATGGCAATCTTGCCAATAATGCTGTCCCTTATGACAAGGTAACTAAAGCTGATATCATCACAGGTGCCAAAGGCAAGGATGAGCAAGGCGGAAAAAAGAAACCTAAGGGTCATGACTGCGCCAAACAGGTAAAGTATGAAGGTAAGGAGTACTCAGTTATTCCCGAAGCACATACTCTCTTGGAAGATGGTACTGTAACTCATTACGATATTGAAGATGAGGAGTACATCTATGAGAACGTTCCTGTTGAAGATCTTGAGATTCTGATTTCTGAGAAGCACGAGCACTTCGCCAACTATGATAAGAACGCTGAGGTTCTTGGTGAAGCAATCACCAGTGAAAAGGGTAAAGCAAAACTGAAATCTATGCTTGATGCTCGCACCACTGCTGCTGGTAGAGCAAAATCAGGTAAAGGTCAAAACGTTAAAGATATTCAGCATATTGGTCGTGCTAATGTTGATGGTCTCGGAGGAACACCACCTAACCGAAAAACTGCTAAAAATCCAATTAAGTCTAGGCATTATGGTGGAACTGGAAACAAAGCAGCAAAAAGAGCAGACGCCTTAACCAAGAAAGAAGAGGTTGAATTTGATGAGGCAATGTCATCTTACGATAAGAATCGTAAGAGAGCAGCACAAAGAGCAGCAGACAGAAACGCAGCAAGAGCAGCAGGTAAAACTGGTGTAGTCCCTGGTGTGGGTTATGTAACTGCTAGAAAAGAGAAAGAAACATACACTGACGAGAAAGGAACTGTCCGTCATAAGTCTGGTGCTAAGAACGAAGCATTTGCATTCTCAGAAGCAGACTTTGCTGAGTTGGAAACTCTTGGAGCAGAGATTGATGCACTGACTGATGAGCAACTCATTGATGTCATGGAAGAAATCATTCTTGAGATGGCACAAGATGATCAAGACTTGATTGAAATCTGTGAGCATCTTGAGACTGTTGAAGTCTTGGACGAAAGAATGGATCCTAAGGAGATCCAACGTCGTAGAGATCAGGCAAAGGATAGACTATCCACTGGTGCATCCATGAAGAAGGCAGCAGCAAAATCTGATTCTGCTCCTGCTTCTGCTGGTCCTTCCCGTATGGATCGTCTGAAGAGTGCTGCTAAGAAAGCAGGTAGTGCTATTAAATCTGGTGCTAAGAAGGTTGGTAAGAAGGCAGTACAGACTGCTGGTAAAGTTGCTGGTGAATTCTCTGCATCCAAAGAGAAGCAGAAGTCTGCATCAATGGAGAGAGAACCTAAGGAACCAAAAGAAGCACCTAAGAAATCATCTGGTGTAACAAGATCTACAGTACCTTCTAGTAGTGCTGGCGGTGGCGGATCATCGTCTGGTGGCGGGAGTAGTGAGAGTGGTAGCACACGTAAGGCCGTTGGTGGTGCGTTGAGAAAAGTTGGTTCACTTCTTAAGAAGGGAGTCAAGAAGGCAGTTGGTAAGACATCACGTCTGGTATCCAAGGGTAGCGATAAACTCGCCAAGCGTCTCGGTGAAGAGTATGATGAGATTGCAAGTCTCTATGAGTCTGGACTGTTTACTATTGAAGAGATTGAGAACATCGTAGAGGAGAAGAAGCCTTTGCCTAAGAACAAAATGTTCCGTAAGGCAGGTAACCTAGGTCGTGAAGTTGTAAGTCCTTCTGTGACTGATGACCAGCGTCAAAAAGCATATGATCGTTCTAAGAAGATCGTTAAGACCTTGAACAAGGAGAACCAAAAGTGATGCTAAACTTTAATGCATACTTGGAGGAAAAGAAATCCAAGATTAAGCTCAACCCTAAGAAGGATGATCTTATGGAAAAGTGCTGCGATAAGACAGGTGAAGCAGAGTGTAAATGTGAAGACAAGACACCTGCACAAAAATCAGTTGCAGGTAAAGGTAAAATGTGTCCTAAGTGCGAAGGCAAAGGATGCAAGCATTGTGGTGGCACAGGCTACCATGATGAAGATGGCGAAGGTGCCGACATGAGCGAAGCGAAAAAGAAAGACGATTCTTATCTGGAGGTGGACCCCAAGAAGCGTCAAAAGAATAATGAGAAAGCTCGTAAAGAGATGGACAAAGTTCCATCCCAAAAAAATCCTCACTTTGAATCTACAGGAGACCAAGCGTATGGCAGTCAAGAAGAAGTTTCAGAAGAAAGCACAGAAGAAGTCGCAGAAACTGAAAACACACTCTTGACATTTGCCGAACTCTATAAGGGTAAGCACGGTCAGTCTGAGAAAGAGTATCAAGACGGTCGCTCACAGGGCGGCAAGATGGTCTCTGGTGACTCTAAAGGTAGCGGTGCAAAATACTCTCATGGTAGAAGAGTTGACGACGGTGGTGCTGGTCCACAACCTGCTGGTGGTTCTAAGAAACCAAAGGCACAAGGTAGAATGGACAAAGGTGGTCGTGCCGAACTGCAAATGCGTAAGGCAAACCTGAAAGCAAAGAATGAATCAATGGATTACCTTAAGGATAATCTTGTTGATGCTGCGTTTGAACTCTATGAGCGTACACGTTATGCTAAAGAGACTGGTAAGGATCCTCAGACTGGTAAACCATCCGAGAAGGGTGGTACTATCAAACCTGGATCTGCTATGTCAAAGGTTCGTAAGAGTCTTGCTGGTCAGGGTTTGATGTCTTCCAGAAAGAAAGCGATTCAACCTCAGGGTAAGAAGAAAGAAAAGGGCAAGAAAGGTTACGAAGGTCCAACACCTGTTGATAAGATCAAGGGTAATCTTTCACGCAAGAGAGCACCTAAACCTAATCCTTACAAAGCAAGACCTGGCGAATCGGATTGAGCCTATATAGGAGGGCCACCTTATAACTAAAATTATGGTATCCTTCCTACTTCCCCTTGCTTACAAAATCGTAGACGCTGCAGTTGCAAAAATTCCTGACGATGCAGAATTGGGTGAGAAACTTGTTGAGTTGTGTCTTTTGATTGTAGGTAAAGCAGTAAAACTTACTAAGACTACTGCAGATGATGAACTGTTTGCTAGAGTTAAAGAAGCACTAGCAGTAAGAGAATAATAAACATGACCCCTTAGGGGGTCTGTTTTTATAAATAAATATATCGGAATTAATACGGAGTAACCCATGTCTCTTTACGGGAGAACTGACAGTAACGCAAATAAGACTCAAGCAGGACTCGCCCGTGGTAACGGCAGTGGCTCTGCTACCGAGACTATTGTTTTTATTGACGCTGCTGAAGCAGCATTGAACGAGAATGCTTCTCGTGGTATCACTGGCCCTGGTTGGTGGGCATATAGGACCTACACCGATGGCGCTGGTAATACTCGTCACAAGGCAGAGTGTCTTGCCTTCATCAGCAACCCTGATGGCACTGAGTCACAAGCAGATGACACGATTGCAGCAGACGTTGCATCGGCAGTAACCATCTCTGCACAACCTGCAGCATCTACTAGTTCCTCTGGCGCTGGTACATTCACCCTTAGCACTTCTACTACAGGAACACCTGGTGCTCTTGCTTATGTCTGGCAGCGTCAGACTGCAGCAGCAACTACCCGTTGGGTTAACATTGCAGCAGACACTGACACTGGTGTAACCTATGCAGACTTCACTACTGCGACTCTGGCATACAGTAGTCTCGGTGATGATTCACTTGACGGTTATAAGTACCGTGTCAAGATCACCTCTGCAGGTGGTACTGAAGAAGTCATCTCTGACGGCGCTGCAACCCTGACCTTTAGTAGCTGATAAATGAAATTTGGTGAACTGAACGAAGACAACAGCGTCATGTTCGCCATCAAGCATTATGAAAATCCTCAATCAGTAACGAGAGAAGATTTTGATGATGATATGAAACGCTTTAAGTACCTCAAGAGATTATTCAAGAGGTACTTACGTGGGGGTAGTCTAAGATCCCATCTTATTATCAATCACTTGGTCATACTTTATAATGTATTTGATGACGCCGCGACCCCACTATTATTTTTCAAATTAGAAAAAGAATATTGGCCACTACTTAAAGCATTTTTATATTGGATGAATAGGTATCCAGAATGCTGGATGGAATCTCTGGAAGAAGATCCAGACATAAAAGAAATACTAGATAAGATATGATTAACGAGTCACCTACAATGAGTGCTGGTACTGGCGGGTTTAGTGGTAGTTCTGCTGCTACTGGACCAGTTGCTGGGTTTGATCCTGTATTAGATTTTCGTAAGAAAGCCTTCTCTAAGATTAAAGATCAACCTTATGTTAGTGAGTATCGTAAGCAGAAAAAGAATAAGAAGACAGTAAAGGAGAATGTTTCCAGACTGTTGCAGTATAAAGTAACGATCCCTGAGGTCGGTGAGACTATCATCTATGCTAGTTCCCCATCAGAATTGAGACAGAAGATGCGTCTTCTTATCAATCCTCGTTACAGGGGCGATGTTGATATTGAAAGAGTATTCCCTGGAGCAGCTGCTAAGTTTTATATGGACAAGAGAATGAAGGCTATGAGAAATATTCCTGAGGAAGCAGATCCAGCTGATGCTCAAATGAAAAAGCAACTTGCAACGAAGCAAGTACAGCAAAAGATTGCGATTGAGAAAAAGAAGATCGCTCTTAAGAAGCAGGAAATGCAAAAAGCATTGTCAACTAAAGTAGCATCTATGAAACGTGCTGCTTCTGGTGGTGCAGGACCTAAGTCTGCTACTGAATCATTCACACCTTCTGGTAATCTTGCTAAGATTAGTCAGTGTGCTGAAAATAAATGTGCTGGTGCTATCAAGTTTCTCAATGGAGAAGAGTTTGAAGTAACTCCAGATGTTGCTAGTAAAGTAATGCAGGGGTTTGGTTCCCTGTCACAAAAAAGAAACCAATCAAAGTTTAGTAATGCCTGTGCAGAATCTCAAGATTCTTTCAACCGTGTCTTGTCCTTCTGTAGCGGAGATAACTAGTGGCTTTTGGTCTTGGAAAACTAAACACTCTTGAAGCAAAATTAGATATTTATGAAGACCTATCCAAGGAGATGTTGGATAAGTTAGAACGCGCCGTAGATAGAATCTCCGAGAATAGTAATAGAGTTGCTATTATGTTGGAGCGTCATGAGAATCGCTTGGATGAAAGTGATAGAACTCATGATACCTTAATGAAACTTCTATCAAAAGTTGAACAAAAGATTGATGATGTTGAAAATAAGGTAGGAGAAATTCAAAAATTTAGGTGGGTGACTGTAGGAATTGCCGTTGCTGTTGCGACAGTTTTCCAACTGTCAACACCCCTCTCCAGGTTGACACCATCTGATCCAGCTGCTATAGTAGGTTCATCGCAGGTGTCGTATGAACTACATAGAGACCAAGTACGTCAACCTTCTGTCGTCTAGACTAGACAAGTTTGCACGGAAGAAGGAAGGTCTCTGGAATTTTAGATGTCCTTACTGCGGTGACAGTAAGAAGTATAAGAACAAAGCACGAGGTTACTTCATTCGCGTGAAGACTGACCTAGTTTTCAAGTGCCATAATTGTGGTGTCGGTAGATCCTTCTCCAATTTCCTTAAGGATAATTGCATAGATCTGCATGACGATTATGTCATGGAGCGTTATAAGGAGGGACTGACTGGTGCTGGACGCTACATCAAATCTCCAGAACTTGATTTCAAGACAAGAACCATTAAACGAGTCAAAATGCCTACGGGTTTGACACCCATTTCTTGTCTAAATAATCATCACCCTGCAAAGGGATATCTTCTTGGGCGTGGTATCCCAGAAAAGTTTTATGATAAACTTTTCTACGTTGAAAAATTTCAAGAGTGGGTCAACAAACAAAAACCAACTTACAGTAATACTAAATTTGAGCACCCAAGAATTATCATTCCGTTGATACAGGATGGGAGTTGGACAGGATTCCAAGGTAGATCTTTGGACTCTAAAGATAAGATGAGATACATTACTATCATTCTTGACGATAGTAAACCCAAGATCTTTGGACTTGACGACACTGATAAAGATTCCACAATCTACATTACAGAAGGACCATTTGATAGTCTATTCATAGACAATTCAATTGCGATGGTTGGAGCAGACATTGATTGGTCCTTCTGTAGTGATAGAAATGTTGTCTTTGTTTATGATAATGAACCACGCAACGCAGAAATTATTGCCCGAATGGTCAAGGTCATAGATAGAGGATACAAAATTGTAATCTGGCCAGATGTAGTTGAGGAAAAGGACATAAACGAAATGATAAATGCTGGACACAATGTCCTAGACCTGGTAGAATCTAACATACATCAGGGTTTATCCGCCACATTAACACTTAACAATTGGAAGCGAGTATGAGTAACGGTTTTTCAGTAAAGAAACGAGATGGTACTGTAGAGAAAATCAATCTTGATAAAGTACATGTCATGGTTGAACATGCATGTAAAGGATTGGCGGGAGTATCTGAATCTCAAGTAGAGATGAATGCTAACCTTCAGTTCTTTGATGGTATTGCAACTAAAGATGTTCAAGAGATTCTTGTTCGTTCTGCTAATGATCTGATTAGCCTTGACGCTCCCAACTATCAATTCGTTGCTGCTCGCTTGCTTCTGTTTGGTCTTCGTAAGAGTGTCTACAAGGGGCATCCAGAACAAAGACCTACTCTGCTAGAACAACTGCGTTCGGGCGCTTCTAAGGGCATCTACGACCCCTCTCTGGAGGCAATGTATACCGAAGAAGAGTGGGGTATCATGGATGGGTTTATTGATCACGAGCGTGATTACATCTTTACCTATGCTGGTCTTCGTCAGGTAGTGGATAAATACCTAGTGCAGGATCGTAGCACTGGTGAGGTATATGAAACTCCACAGTTCATGTACATTCTCATTGCCGCTACATTGTTTAAGCAATATGATACTTCCCGAAGATTAGATTATGTCAGAAGATACTACAACGCAATCAGCAAGCACCGAATCAACATCCCAACGCCAGTCATGGCAGGAGTGCGAACGCCACTGCGGCAATTTGCAAGTTGTGTTCTGGTTGATGTTGATGACACCCTCAACAGTATCTTTACTAGCGATATGGCTATTGGCCGATATGTCGCTCAACGCGCAGGCATCGGTATCAACGCAGGCAGAATCCGTGGTATCAACAGTAAGATCCGAGATGGAGAAGTTCAACACACAGGTGTTGTCCCATTCCTCAAAAAATTTGAAAGCACTGTCAGATGTTGTACTCAGAATGGCATCCGAGGTGGATCAGCAACTGTCCACTTCCCAATCTGGCACCAAGAAATAGAGGACATCATTGTTCTCAAGAACAATAAAGGTACGGAGGATAATCGTGTCCGAAAACTTGACTACTCAATCCAAATTTCAAAACTTTTCTACGAGCGTTTCATCCAGAATGGAGAGATTAGCCTCTTCTCACCGCATGACGTACCAGGTCTCTATGATGCTTTTGGTACTGATGCATTTGACGCTTGCTATGTGGACTATGAATCAGATCAGTCT